CGGTTCGCCGAGTTCGTCGGCCGGCATGGTATCGAGGGTGCGCGGGATCATGCGATCCCGGCCGTGACCACAAGGAGCTAGACAGTGGCGAATGGTGAAAAGTCCCCCGCGTTCTCCGCGATCTCGTCGTTCATGCTGAACTTCTCGGCAACCGTGCCGGTGGGTCTCGCGACGCAGACGACGAATTGCGAGTGGATCTCCGAGTCGGTGATCGAGGGGGCGAGCACGGCAGTATCGGCCGTCGTCTCCGTTCCGCCCGCCGGCGAGGACGTCAAGCTCCCCGACGGCAGCGTCGCCGCCTTGGCGATCAAGAACACCGGCGGCGACCAGTGCGACGTCTCGCTCGAACCCGGGTTCTCGGTCCGTCTGGTGCCCGGGGCGAGCTTCGCGTTCTCCGGAAGGATTCCGTCCGGGACGGTCCGCTGCAACTCGATCGCCGGTACGTCGCTCGAAATCGTCGCGATCGTTGGGAGCTAGACATGGGAGTCCGGGATCTCTGCCGGCCGGGTGCGCTCATTTACCGCGTCCGTCTCTCGAAGCCGGTCGGCGGGAGAGACCCGACAACCGGCGAGCCGCGCCGCGGGTTCGAGCCCGTTTGTGACCGTTGGGCCGGCTTCGAGACCGTGTCGAGCCGGGAGTCGATCACCAACTCGCGGCAAGACTTCTCCTACTCGCACCGCGTCGTCATCCGCGGCGACGGCGACACGATCCCGTTCGTCTCCGCGTCGTGGCAAGTTCAAATGAACTGCCGGGTCTTCGAGGTCGTCTCGGTCACTCCGATCGACCGCGGCAAGTGGATCGAGTTGCTCGTCTCCGAGAGCGTGGACCGCTAGCCGATGCCGTCCCCCACGATCGAGATTACCGGCGTCGCCGAGATCATCGCGGCTCTCCAGTCGCTCCCTGACCGCGTCGGCTCGAAGATGCTTCGGTCGACGGCGATCGCCGCATGCCAGCCCGCGCTCGTCGCGCTCAAGGCAAACACCCCCGAGGGTCCGACGGGGAATCTCCTGCGGGCGGCGGCTATCAAGGGGGTCGAATACAAGTCCACCGGCACCGTCGTCGTGATCGTCGGGTACATCCGCTCGGGAACCGGGAAGACCGGGAAGACCGGCGGGTCTGTCCGTATCGGCCCCGATCGCGCCTATCACCAGTATTGGATCGAGGACGGGACCGCCGAGCGGCAACTCTCGAAGAGCATGCTGGCGTCGAACCTCAAGACCATGGGGGGCTACGGCGCCGCGTACTTCCGAGCCAGGGGGTTCGACAAGTCCGCTTTCGTGGCGGAGCGGGGGCCAGGGGGCACGACGACCGTCCGGCAGATCGGCGTCGTCGCGTTCGTCCCGAAGAACGGGGTCATCGCCGCCGTCGAGCCGCAGCGACCCATGGCTCGCGCCTACGCCGAGACCCGCGAGACGGTGCAGATCAACATGGAGAACATGCTGCTGGATGCCCTGAATAAAGCCACGGGCGAACTTCGGGGGAGCTAGCTTGCCCACTCGCCAGGGCGATCCGGAAACTGGACCCCATGGCAACCTCGACGACCATCGGCGACTCTGTTTCCCCCGGCTTCGGGATCGGCGGCGTCGCGTCCGGCGGCCCCGACGGGAACAGCCGCGCCGAGGCATGGCTCTATCGCCGTCTCCGGTCCGCGACCGGGCTCGTGGCGCTCCGGGACCAGATCCACCCGATCATGGCCCCGATCGGCACCCCCCTGCCCTACGCCGTCTACACGGCGACGACGACGGCCGGCGACCAGCACTTCACCGGGTCGCTCGACGAAGAGAAGACCCGGTTCTCGATTCTGATTTTCGCCCGCGGACACGCGGAGGTTCGAGCGCTCGCCGGGGCGGCGGCTAGAGCGCTTCGCGACGTCGCCGGATGGTCGCTCGGCGCGAAGGTGCTCCACTCGACGGTTCCCGAGAGGGGAGCGGATCGAGCGGTTCAATCCGACGGCGGGGATCTGTTGCCACTCTACGGTCAGGAGATCTCCGTCGAAGTTCGTCTCACCACTCCCAGAAGGAAATCAAACCATGCCTGACTTCAAGGCCGCCCCGGAGCCCACTTGTGCCCAAGGGCACCCGTTCACGTTCGGCGGCGTCCAGTATCTCGCCACCGACGTCGACTTCTCCGAGTCGGGGCAGGAGATCGACATCTCCGATCTCTCGCTTCCGCCCGGGAGCTATCGGAAGTACGGCGCGGCCTGCATCAAGGACGGCGCCGAAGTCCAGATCGAGTTTTGGGGAAAGACCGCTCCGCCCCTGCTCGTGAAGGAAGACATTGTCTTCGAGGGTCTCGACGGCGTCGACGGCAAGGCGATCTGCACGAAGCGATCGATCCGGGCCTCGACCGGACAGATCGTCAAGGGCTCCGCGACGTTCCGTCTGTCGTTCGACTGACCGACTCCATGCCGCCCCTCCCCGGCGCTGACCAAGTCGCCGGGGAGGGGGTTCGAGAGGGGCGCCCGTGGCTGACGATCAATACATTCCGGGGGAGGAGTCCCAAGGGGCATGGCTGGCTTTCGCCGGCTTCCCCGCGGTGAAGGTCGTCGAGATGCGGGGGGCGGCCTCCATGTCCCTTCGGGACATCACGGGTATCGGCTCGCCGCCACTGACTCGCGAGATCGTCCCGGGCGAGTTCCAGCCGATCGAGATCTCATTCACGGCGATCGGCCGGCCGCAGTTCGAGAGAGACGGGCTAGTCGCCCCGTTGACGATCTCGTTCGGTGGCGAGACAGTCACGTTCGACCGTGCTTTCGTCAATAACGTCCAGTGGGCGGCCACGGTCGGCGCCAAGCTGCGAACGCAGATCTCCTTCGTCGCCTACAACTCCCTTATCTAGCTCTGGAGACCACCATGCCCCTTATCACCGGCACCCAGATCCTCGAAGCCAGCGACCGCGGCCACCGCGACGTTGAAGTCCCGGAGTGGGGCGGCGAGGTCCGCGTACTCGTGCTCTCCGGCCGCGAGCGGGAACGGTTCGAGCGCGACTCGATCGGCCCCGACGGCAAGGCGATCCCAGGCTTCCGGCAGCTTCTTCTCGTGCGCACGCTCGCGAATGAGGCGCGGGAACCACTCTTCGCCGAGGGGGATGCCGATGCGCTCGCCGAGAAGAGCGGGGCCGTGCTCTCCCGGCTCTTCGAGGTCGCCATGGACGTCAACGGGTTCAGCAAGAAGGCCGAGGAGACCGCCAAGGGAAACTAGCTCGGCCGGAACGGCGCTTCTTGTTCCGGCTTGCGGCGCTGCTTCGGCGATCGGTCCGCGAGCTTCTCGACACCGTCGACTCGTTCGAGATCCTCGAATGGCAGGAGTATTGGCAACTCGAACCATGGGGCGACGACTGGGAGCAGACTGCCACGATCTGTGAGGCGATCTTTCACGCCGCCGGCTACACCGACGGCGTGGATCGCAACCGATGGCGGCCCGTGCCCCGCGAGAAGCCGCCTCAGTCGAAGCAAAGCATGGCCGCCGAGATGGCGAAGATCAAAGCCTTCGCAGACGCCGCCAAGCGAGCGAAGCAGCAGCAACAGCCCCCACCCGAAGCCGAGTAGACCATGGCCGAAATCGGCAACGTCTCCGTCAAGTTCTCCGCGAGTGCCGGCGGGCTAAAGTCCGTCACGACCGACGCGGCGAAGGCGCTGGAGGCGTTCGGCAAGGCGGCGACGAAGTCGCGGGAGGCGCTCAGTGCCGGCACCGCGTTCGAGTACGCGAGCAGCTTGGAGTCGATCTCCGACAAGCTAGCGACCGGCGCGGCGACGGCCGAGTCTTTCACGGCGACCGTCACGGCCGGCTTCTCTCGAATGTCTTCCGCGATCTCGCGCGGGGTGTCGGGGCAACTGACGACGCTCGACAAGCAACTCGCGACGGGGACGATCTCCGCTCGTCAGTTCGCGGAACGGCTCGGGGCTCTCAACGCGACCGCGACCGGCCGGACCATCGAGGCTTTCAGGGGAGCCGTAGCAAACGTCGGCATCGCGCTCGACACCGGAAAGATCAGCGCGCAGCAGTTCACCGACACGATCATCCAGACCAGCGCGGCCGCAGCCGGGTCAGGAATCGAGCGGCTCTCGTCACAGATCAACTCAATCGAGTCGGCTTTCAATGACGGGCAAATGTCCGCGGAGGAGTTCACCGGCTCGATCGTCGATCTGAATCAGTTGGCCGCCGGCGAAGCGTTCACGAAGCAGTCGACCGCGGTCGAGGCGCTTCAACGGAGGTTCGGCGAAGGGAGGATCACGGCCGAAGAGTTCCGGGACTCGATGGAGAACATCAACACGATCTTCCGCATGGAGTCGATCGCGAACTACGAAAACTCCGCCGTCTCTCTGAACAAGGCTCTCCAGGCCGGGAAAATCTCAGAAGAAGAGTTCGCGGCGGGGCTCAAGGAGATCGACGACACGCTCGAAGCCGCCGTCATCGGCGACATGCGGGAAGTCCTTGTCCTGCTCGAAGACCAGTTCGGGGCGACGTCCCTCGAAGCCCGGAGGATGGCGGCCCAGGTTCGGCAGGCCGAAGACGCGATCACTCGCGCGAAGGAGCGGGTCGCCCAGGCGGCCGCGGAAGGCGGGCAACCGTTCGAGGGGATCCTCTCGGGGATCGAGAAGGCCACGGGTGCGGCCGCCGTCTTCGGCATCGAAGTCCCCGGTGTCGTCGACGACGTCGTGACTCGACTCCAGGGCTTCACGGGGATCACCGAGTTGCTCAACGGCGCCATCGGCATGCTCGGCCCCCGGATCGCCCAAATGGGCGCCCGGTTCATCCCGGTCATCGGGTGGGCGATCGCCGCCGGCGGGGCGATCTACGCGATCGCCGACTACTTCGGGCTCGTCGAGGAAGCCCAGCGGCTCTACTCCGGCAAGGCGATCGACGACTGGAACGCAGAGAAGCGAGCGATCGAGGAACGCAACGCCGCGATGGAGACCGGGAAGAAGTTCCAGTCGCAGTACGGCGGCCGGGCGAACGAGATCCGCGACGAGATGGCGCGAGTCAGGGAAGCCATGAAGTACGGCGGCTCGATGGACAAGGAGTCCGGCAAGGCCGCCCTCGAAGAGCTAAACCGACAACTCGAAGCCGCCGACCCGAAGCTCCGCCGCATGCGAGAGACGAGCATGGAGTTCGAGAACGCGATGAAGAGCGCCGGCAAGGCGGCCGCCGACGTCGGCAACGACCGTGCCACGGCGGCGCTCGCGCGATACCGTCGCGACTACCGCACGCTGCTCAAGTCGCAAGGCGAGATGCCGGAGATCCAATTCAAAGCCAAGCTCGAAGGGCTCGCCGCCGCCTTCGATCGCGAAATGTCCAAGGCGAAGGCGCTCCAGAATATCGGCGAAGAGATCGCAAGGATCTCGGCTGGCGCGGTGAACAAGAACACCGCGGCGGCCTTGAACGCTAGCTTCGGGCGGTTTCAAAACGCCCAGGCCAACGGCGCCGCGAAATGGGACGACGTCCGCGTCGCGCGGCTCGAAGGGATCAAGGATCTCGCCGGCGGGATGGGTCTCGATCTCAAAGCCCCCGAGCCGACGGGGATCGAGCTTTACTTCAAGCGGCTGACGGAGCTAAACGCCGTCGTCACGAAGACCGCGGAAGAAGAGGCTCTCTTGAAGCAGGCCCGCGGCGCCGCTCTGAAAGAGTTGACCGACGAGCGCAACAAGCTGCTCGAAGGTCTCCCCGGCTCGAAGGCCGACACCAGCACGCCGGCCGAACGAGCGATCTCGAAGTTCGCCGAGGACATGGGGAAGCTGCAAGAGGCGAAGCAGTTCATCAACTCGCCGGCCGCGATGCTCAACCCGCAAGACCGCATGCTAGCCATGGAATCCGTCCGCGGCCGGGAGCGCAATCTCGCCGAGCAGTTCGCCCGCGAGAACGAAGGCGTGCTCGATCAAGCCGCCGCCGGCCGCCAGCCGGACCGCCGAGCGAACACCGCCGTGCTCTCGAACACGAGCGAAGGCATGGCGGCTTACTTCCGCTCTATCCGGGGCTCTGACCCCGTGACGGCGAAGCAACTCCGCGAGCAGCAAGAATCGCGGAGGATCTTGGAAAACATCGAGAAGAACACCAAGAACAACGGGCTCGCGCCCGCAAACATCTAGCCATGACACTCCGCGTCATCCCAGACACCGACGAGCAGGCTCTCGCTTCCGAGCGAGACGGCGATTACGCCTACACCG